ATAAGTTTCATCTACTTCAAATTCTTCAACTGTTTCTGTTTCAGGATTTAAAATAGTTACAAAACCTATTTTCTTAAACGATTTCCAGCATACATGATATAATATAACATCATCTAATACTCTGTCTTCTAGATATCCATTAATTGAATTATATCTATTTAAAGTAATATGATTATAATCATCAACAGAATTCTTATCAGGACCGTAGCCAGAAGTAGGTTTCTGACCTACCAATTCTAACAAATGATTTAACTGTTTTTCATCTAGTTTATCATAATAATCATCATATAAACTAGCTACTGATGTACGTATTCTTCTTACACACCAAGATGCTTCATCTACAAATTCAATACCTTCTTCTGCAGGATACTTAAAATCCATAGTATTAACTCTCTCTGCAAATGGATCACCATTTCTAATACCTACATAATAGAATTCTAATCCACCACATAAAGCATCTTTAAATCCTTTTTCAAATTCATGTGGTAAATTTAATTTTTTCCATAAGAAGTTCAAAGAATTGTATGCAGTTATTTCTGCGACATCTTTATAACTTTTGGTAAGATATTCTTGTATTTTTTCTGGTGTCTGTATTTCGCCTGTTTGTAAAGCTTGTTGAAATCTTTGTTGTTCTTCTGGACCTAATTGAGCCATCATTGCTGCTTGTGCATATTCCAGCAACATTTGTTTAGCTTTCTCTTGAATATCTCCAGCAGCAGCATCACTGGTTCTACACACGTTATAATTAAAAGGTCTCTTTGTTTCTTCTCCTAATAATAAATCTATTTTAGGTCTAATTATATTATAATCCTGAGCCATTGCTGGAAAACCATCATCTTGGTTAAAAGGATTTGTAACATAC